CGTTTGCCCTGTTCGATCATGAAGTCCCCATATCCTCGTTGGATATAGTCGGGCACCTCGGAAAGCTTAAGCTGCTGGTTAACCTCGGCCAGGGGCCTCCACTGCCACTCCTGGATCTTGGTGGTTGGCGGGTCCTTGTGCTTAACGATCTGGTCGATACCGCGCTTGAGCAACTTACCGGCGCCACCTCCTGCCATTTTCACCACCCCTCCATGTTTATACGGAATGGGCTGGCTAAATTTCTCACGGATCTCGGGGGTGATGTCGAAACCTAACTGAGGCGGGACTGGAATACTTTCGATTTTAGCGACGAAGTCCTCAGCATCAGAAACTGTATCAAACCAATCCATACTATTGCCGGTTCTAGCGTCAAACACTTCATACCGATCCCGCCGAGCGTTATATTCAATAAAGGGCTGCGGAACGTCGTCTCGAACAGCGCCCGAAATGCGCTTAACATTATCCTTGCCAACCAACTTGCGTAGGCGATCGGGCACGATTTGGTCATAAAACTTCTTCATGCCCTCGCCGCCAATGCTTAAGCCCTCGCCTTCTAGGCTGCCCGACTCGCCAGCCATGATCTTCCTGGCAATATCCTTGCCAACAACATCTTCTAGCTTTTTGTCATCAAACTGTTTATCAAAACTGCTTTTGACAATACCTTCACGCGTAACAAACAATTTAATCGGATTGCCGTTTTGCGTATTGATAACTACCGATTTATGTTCGGGAAAATATTTTTCATAAATTTCATTTTGTGGCTTGTTGTTCCATGTAATATTGTCCACATAGTTAGCTAGATCATATCGATCTGCTGACTGCTTACCATTGATGAACGCTACACGGTCATAGCCCTCATCGACTGCACGCTTGATAATGTTCTTTAACGACAGGTCAACCCACTCGTTGGTATTTTTAACAAACGGACCTTCAGGAACTTCCTGGCCAAACCCTTTCTTGCGACCCTGCTGCGCCCAGTCGGATTGCATCTCTTCAATGAAAAGCACCTGCTTGCCATTGAAGTCGGTGCGATCATTCATGCGAATGTGAGACACAATATTGGGATCTTGCCAATGCGACGATCTAAATTGCGGCGTCGACTCTTGAGTAGGCACGGTCAACAACACTTCGCGGTAATTCTTGCCGCCCGGTATTTGATATTCAGCATATTTAGCTAACCGATCAACAGGCTTATCTCCTTTTGCATATTGATTTGCAAGGCTTTTAGCGTCTGATTCAGCCTGCTCTGCAAACTCAGCCAAGTCTAAGTCCCCATCAGCCATAGCCTTTTGGTAACGCTGGTCAGCAATCTGGATCAGTTTATTGATGCTTTCCTTATCGTTCGGGTTAAAGTCAGGCAAATGCACTTTGGCAAATTCATTCAAATGTGGTGATACAAAGTTGCTGCCGAGCACTACCTGCTCAACTTGGGGCACGGCACCCTTGGTCATGGCTTGCACTTCCTCACGGGTAATGCTGGGCGCCATACGCAATTTCTCAGCGACCCCTGACTGCTCAAGGAATTGCTTGTTGACGTTTTCGGCTCGTTGTAGCTCATTGAGGAAGGCCTGCCCCGGCCCTTGCTTACGCTTTAGATTAAGACCCGCCTCTTCTACGGGATCATAGAACCCAAGCTTACTAACGGGCGCGGTTATGTTCACAGCACCCATTTGGCTTTGCATCGGCGTCTGGGTAATCTGCTGCTGCAACTGCCTACCAGCCGCTCTTCCAAGGCCCTTAGCGGCTTGAGCGGCTAGTGCGCCTGTCTCGGCAACGCCTGCAACGTCAACGACCCTTGGGTCAAGCGTAAAGGTTCCGAGGCCACCGGTTGCAACATTGCCGCCCTTAATAGCAGCCTTCGGCCCGTAGTAAGAGACGTCCCGAACAAGACTCTCGGCACCAGGAAGGCCAAGCAACTCGTCGACACCCATACCTCCCAGGAGCGGGATACGAGGGTCGACCTGATACTTGCCTGCAAAGCCTTGAGCGGCTTTCAGTGCGTCAGCGACTGCGCCGATGTACTTGTTTTGTGGGGAGGCCTTGATCTCGCCGCCCACCTGCTTCTTAACAGGGCCGCCTAGACCCTTGGCCTGGATCAGCTTGATGACAGGATTCATTTGCGCCTCCTCACCATGCCGCCCTTCTTCTTGCTCAGCTTGACCCCTTCGACGTCGGAGCCCTTGGGAGCTACCAGCAAGGATTCGTAAACATCGTGAGGCTGACCCTTGCCGATTGTCACGCGGCCGACAATGTCACCGATCCCGAAGATGTCACCGCGACTCTTTGGCCTTAGAGTCGGGTTATCACCAGTCATGGTGTTGAACATCTCGACCGGGGTAGCGTACTCCGTGCCGAGGCCGTACTTGTGGCCAGCGCCTGACTGCTCGATGGTTGCGATGAACTTAAGCTCGTCAAGTAGCGGGTCGCCTTCGGGCTTGTAAAGCTGTCTGCGTACAAGGTTTGACTTGGTGAACGATCCCTTCTTGCGGTCGCTCAGGTCTGTCTCGATCTCGCGCTTGGCGCTCATGATCGGGCGATTGGTCTTAGGGTCGATCACGACGCCTACATCTTCCATGACCTTCTTGTCGAGGATCTCGCCGGTCCTTGGATTGACGAAGGCTCCCGACGGGAAGTCAGAGCGCTGCATGTTGTTAACCTGCAACACCTTCTCAACAAGGCCCTGCATCTGCGGGAACTTCTCAGGCTGCAGGAACCACCGGTTAGGGATTGGCAGGATAGACGTGCGACCCTGCTCAGTAAGCCTGCTCGTGAGGTCCGTGGACGGGTCAATAGCCGAGGTGATGGTCTGCTTGCTCTTGCCGAGCACGTTGTCAGCAACGGCGGTAGCGCCTGCTTTTAGCTTGCCAGCAAGGCCCCCGAACTGCATCTTCTTGACCTTGCCGCCCTTCTTGAAGCCTTCCTTTTGCAAATGCTTAAGGTACTTATCGGTTATCAATTCACTGGGCAAACCTTTGCCGGGAAGGCCAAGGGTCCACTCAAAATACTGTGGCTTTCTACCCTTCGGATACTTTGCGCTAGGGGTTGCAAGCTCTTCAACGAAAGTCGGAAATGCCGTTTCTCCTGGCACGGGGTTGAACATGACGTTCAGATCTTTACCCTCCATGAGCACTGGAAACCCCGGGTGAAGGTCTGGCCGAACCGAATATTCTCCGGTTAATTGCACTAGCCTAGGGCCTATAGCGTAAGCAGGCACGGTCCCGCCATGCTCGGGATGGAGCAAGATGGGCTCGGTTTCCGCCTTCAGGATGTCGCTTGGCTTAAAGATCACGCCCTTGCCGCTCTTCTCCCCACCAAGAGCCACGCCACCTTCTTTTGGCGGCTTGCCCTGACCAAGCATCAAGTCAGCCAAAGCAGCGCGTCTCTCAAATGAGTCGGCCTGCTTCCATACCTGAGGGTCGCGGATCTGCGCACCTTCGCCAAAGGTTAGCTCAAGGTTTTTGTTGATCTTGGATTCAAGCTCAGGCCCGAGCTTGCCTTCTTTTATGGCCTGAAAGAAGCCTCGTTTAAGCTTTTCGAAGACGATTGGGTTGGTCTTAAGCTGATGCTCCGAGCCCAGCAGGGTAGTAAAGAACTTGTTGGGATCGGCAAAGTTTGAAGCAAGCTTACTGGCGGTGGCCGTGTTGCCCACACCCCATGCCTTACCTGCGTAAAGCGGGTCGGCAAGTTGAATGGCCGAAAACAAACTGCCACCAATATTGCCGCCTCCAACCTTTGTACGGTCAGACTGGCTTGCTCCAAGTGAGCCCTTACCTTCTACGTTTAGATTGCCCAAAACCTCCGAAAGCTTTTGAACCGGCGTGGCTGCGATCTGCTTGGCCGCAGCCCTTCCAGCCGCTGCACGCTGGGCTGCAGTAACGGGCTTGGGCTCTTCGATGGTCTTAAGCACGTCTTCGACCGAAGGCTGATCCATCTTCGCAATAAGACGTCTTGCTTCCTCGTCGGGCGTCAATGCCGATAAACCGCTCTTGCCCTGGAAGCTTTGGCCAGGGATGGCCTTGAGGGTCTTCGCGGCCTGTTTCGCGCCTGCTTTCAAAGCCCCAAACCTACCGCCACCCTCACTCATGCGGACGACACCACCACCTGCCATCTGGGCTAGGCCACCTGAAGCGTTGTCTGCTCTCCATGAGTTGGCGCCCATGGAGCCGTTGCCATCATCGTTATGCCTGCCGGTTACCATGCCGCCGTTTGCGTAGGGGGCGATGTTGATGGTTCTATCGGGAAGCATGTCATAGGACTCGAGCGGAAATGTGGCCCTGCGCTCAGCCTCGTCCATGTTGGCCCGACGCGCTGCCGCTCTGGCCTCAGCCTCTCCCCCAAGCCGGTAGTAAAAGCTCTCGGCCGCCGCATTGTTCAGCAAGACAGGGTCGATAGGTCCGCCAGCAGGCCTGAGCGTTTTAAGCGTGTCCTGCTTGATCTCTTGAAAGCCTGGGTACAAGAAAGCCTGCGACTTGTTACCTCCAGGCGAGAAGCCCTCGATGTCCTGAATGGCGTGCTGCATCTCGTGAATGGCTGACAGCCTGGGGTTGTCCTTGATTCCGGGCTCATAGATGTCGACCTGAAAGCCTTCCTTCGGCGTACCGGATAGCGAGGCCTTTATTTCGGGCGCTCCCTTCATGGTACCGTACAGGTTCATCTTGGTACCGGCAAGCTCAGGGTAGGCGCCGTATAGCTCAGGGTGCCTCAGGATCTCATCAGCACTGCCCTTGGTCTGCGACAGGCCAAGCACCGAGCCCTTGTCGGAGATCTCTTGGCGCCAGTTTCCATCAGGCCCTCTGAAGGTCCCGGTCTTGGCCCAGATCTCTTGGGGAGAGGCCTTGGCCGCTTCCATCTTCGAGGCCTTGAAGGCTGCCTGCTCGTCCCATGACTGAGACCCTGGACCGATGAAAAGCTTTCTTGGGGCGACAGGGCCAAGCGCCTTGCTCAGCAGGCCGCTCGTCTCGCCAAGCATGGCCTTGTTGAGCGCATCACCTGCATAGCCTGCAAGCGTCTCGGTGGTGTTCGTGAAGAGCTTGGGCTGCAGGATCTCCGAGGCTGGTTTCGGCTGCCTAGGCATCATGGCCTGGGTCTGCTGGAAAGACTTCAATCGATTACTGGCCTTGGCCGCGAGGTTTGCGTTCGCCGAGCCTGCAGCCGCTCCCACCGGGATCGATCCGAAAGTCTGCCCCATCCGAGCCGTGTGGGCGCGGTCAGGTTGCGTTAACGGGTTCGGGGTTATGCTTCGTAAGTCTTGGTTCAACTCTTCGCTTGTAGGCCCTTGTAGACCCCTTGCAAGCATGGCTGGCAGAAAGCCTGCCATCCTGACGTCCTTCATCGACTGAGTAAAGTCGCCCATTCCACCCAGGCCTTCTGCCAGGGCGCCTCGTACTGCGCCGCGGCCCATGTCTGCAAGGCCCTGTAAAGCTTCGGGGAGAAAGAAGGAAGGATTCTTTTGGGCGTTTGGGTTTGGCATGGTGGTCCCTAAACCGCGTAAGGATTGACCCGCCGAGGCCGGTCCTCGGGGTAATGGTCATCATTATCCGGCGGCGGCGGATCAATGACAAGCCATCCCATGTCTCGCAGCACGCGCAGAGCCTGGGACACCGTATCGACGAGGTCGTCATGCCTAACCTCAGGGAAGGCGCAAAGCTGATTGACGAGGGGTTCAGCCCATGACCGGGGGTGGCCTTCGTTCTTCGTGCTTTCCGGAATATACACCCGACCGGCCTTGATCAGTGGGGCGATCAGGTTGACCCGCTGGACCTTGTCCGCTCCGCCGGGATTGTATGACCGACAGGGTATGTGGGCACGCCCCAGGTCCTGAAGGAGGGAGATACCGGAGGACTTGTCTTCAACCAGAACCATGTCAGTCTTCTTGCCCTGTCCGAATTCGTTGGGGTCGCCATAAACCGTGCCGAAGTCTTCAATTACCTTCTCCTTCAGGTCAGGATATTGCAAGTGCTCTTCCCAGCAGTCGATCAGCATCGCTCGGAAGCCCTTGTCCTCATTAAGCTTGAAGACGCCCCATACGCTACAGGCCGACGGATCGTTAATGGTCTTCTCGGTATAAGCGCCGTCATAAGACTGTACAACGAACTCGAACCGCGGGAAGGGCTTATCTGATGGCCATAGCTTCAGCCAGTCTCGCTTGATGATCCCAGACTCCTCAGGATCGATAATCTCGGCGTGGATCTCCTGGCGGCCCAGGGAAGTGCCCTCGTACTGCAAGATCTGCTGTTTGAATGTCCCGGAAAGGTTGGCAAGGTTGTCGTAAGTCGAAGCTTGCGTGACGATGACGTCCTCGCCGTCTCGGTTCAGCAAGTCGATGATCAGCGGCTTAGGCTTTGGCGTGGTAGTGATGACAATCCTCGGCCTGTCTCCTAGTCGAACCGAGAACATGATCTGATTCCAGGCTGCATCGAGGTATTCCCAGGCTGCCATCTCATCGCACCAAGCATGGTGCCACTGCGGACCCCGGAAGCGCTCAGGCTCCGAGGCCGGTATGCCCTTAATCAGGGAGCCGTTCGTAAGCACGATCTCGCTCAGGCTCCTGGTGTACTTAACCCGGATCTCTTCCGGCATGCAGTTAAGCAGGCCTGACTTGCCTTCGATCATGGTGTCGCGGATGTCGGCCGTGGTCGGGCCCGAGATCAAGATGCGAAGGTTCGGCGTGCTCCAGGCGGTATGCCATACGTCCTCGGCGGCTGTCCTGGTCTTGCCTGCGCCCCTGCCTGCAAGTAAGAGCCATGTCGTCCACCAATCGCCCTTAGGCGGGATCTGGTGCTTATGCGCCTTCATGAGCCAACTCATTCGGGCTCTGAAGGCTGCCGCTGCTTCTGGAGGTAGCTTCTTCAGCGCCTCCTGGTGCAAGGCAAGCTTGGCCTCAATCTGCTTGCTTTGGCTTTCTGTCAGCATTCTGGCGGATGCCGGTCAATTCATCGATCAGGGATTGTGCGACGTCCATCACCATGTCCACTTGTACGGGGCCTTCATCCTTACCGGTGATCTCGTGCTTAGTTCGATCGGTGTAATCCTTTGGGAATCTTGCGGCCATCGAGCGGGACCAGAGCGAGGTGTTCAGCGTCGGCCCTTCCTTGGTCTGCGTCAGGTGATCCTGGGCTATATCCTCCCACCATTGGAGGGCTAGTTCCTCTGAAAGGGCCAAGGCGTTAAAAAACTCTTCATGCTTTTGCGCCCAGCCCCACATAGTCACCCGAGTGACACCTATGGTCGCGGCGATCTGCGCTTTACTTTTCCCTTCTCTACCCATAGCGACAACCAGTTCGCAGTATTTGGGGTCGTAGTCCGTTGGTCTTCCTCCGGCCATTCTGATTTTCCTTCAAAAATCAAGCACTTACCTTTAGGATACACGAAAAAAACCCCCTGTGGAAGGGGGTAACGTCGTGAGGGGAAGGACCCACAACCAGGAGACACACAGAAAACGCCC